TTGCTTTAGAACCTAAATAAACATCATCAAAAGCATCGGCAGAAGCAGCAGCTTCTGTAGCAGATGTTGAAGCGTTAGACGCAGATGTACTTGCATTACTAGCTTGAGTAGTTGCTGTACTTGCAGATGTTGAAGCATTAGATGCGGAAGTTGCCGCATTAGTTTCAGAAGTTGCCGCATTAGTTTCGCTGGTACTAGCATTACTAGCTGATGTACTGGCATTAGATGCTTGAGTAGTAGCGGTACTTGCTGATGTAGAAGCGTTACTTGCACTGGTAGCAGCGTTTGTTTCTGATATACCTGCATTAGTTTCCGCAGTTTCTGCGTTAGTTTCAGCAGTCTCTGCATTAGTCTCTGCAGTTTCGGCATTAGTTTGTGCAGTCTCCGCTGCAGTTTGAGCTGTTTCGGCATTGGTCTCTGCTGTCTCCGCATTTGTTTCTGCTGTTTCAGCAGCAGCTTGAGCAGATTCTGCAGCAGTTTGTGCAGTTTCAGCATCAGTAGCAGAACTAGCTGCGTCTGTAGCAGATGCTGCAGCACTGTAAGCATCTACAATTAAAACCCAGTAAGTTGCATTAGTTAATAAAGTTCCTATAGGAGATGCTAAAATACAAATATAAACATTATTAAGTTGTCCAGCAGTGGTGCTTTTAACTAAATCTCTTACAGAAAAAGCCTCTGTAGTTGTAGTAGCAGAAGTTCCTGCATAAGTTCCTAATTCTTGTGTAACTGAAATTTCTCCAGAAGAATCAAAGGCTAGAATTTTATTGGCACGAGTTGCAGCACCTAGAGTAAACTCTGTAGATGTCATAGTGTTAGTTGCTGATAATTTTATAGAGCGATTAACTTCTTCTTGTAATTGTTGAATCGTCATAGTAGCACGATCCAATCCCTCTTCATGGGATTCCGCAGGAAAAGGATCATTGGCAATATAATCAATAGCCTGTGTTTGCGGAACTTCTCTTTTAACAACCACAGTTTCTGTAGAGGTAGGGATGTTTCCAGGAGTAAAGGTAATAGCTCCACCATTAGCATCTCCAGCACCAGTTACAGTATAGTGAGTAGTTATAGTTTTAATAGTTTCTGTCCCTGCGGCAGAACGAATAATAACCTCTAAGTCAGAGTCTGCAAAAATCTTAAATGAGTAGGCAAATTCAGTTGTACTTCCATTGCCTGAGTATGAGTTTTTTACTGTTGTGGATGATATTGTCATAATGTTCCTATATTAAATTCTTATTCCTTTGTCTAGCGTTTAAAAGGAAAAAGGTTTAAGATAATGCGTTTGTCCCTTCTTTTCTTCATTCCTTATTTTCATTCTATCAAAGAATCCAGGATCTAAAAACTCTTTAATTTGATACCCTATTAGGTAGTCATATGCTGCCTTAGTGTAAAACATATTCAAAAATGGTACATTTCCTTCAGCTAATTCAAGAAACTTTTTACCTGATTTTTTAGGCTCATTTAAACTTTTTACAATGTCCATAATTTTACTTACATCACTAGCAAAAGGTCCTGCAATAGTTTCAAAAATTCTATTACCATACTCATTTTGGATTTCATTAATTAAAAAATCTCCATAAATACCAAGACCACCTCCTTGAGCTAATGCTGCAAGCATAGTTGATTTTTTATTTGGATCTCTTGGAGATTTTCCTTTTAACATATCTTTTGCAGACATGGCTATGTACCCAAAAGAAGCAGATAATAATAACATAGAAGTTAAACCAGAAACTGTTGCTAACTTACTGTCATCTGGACCATAACTTCTCAACTCTCTACCGATTATATTTTTCCAAATAGTTATAGGAAAACCCTTAAACTGTCCTATAAATCTAATAGCTTCACCCTCATAAGTTCCTTTTTGCATACCTCTATTCATAACAGCTCTGACAGCAGCGTCAGGTTCTGGAGTGGCGTGAGTTGCCTGATCTGTTAGTACATTTCTCCAAGTAATTTGCAAGTCCTGTTTAAAATTTCTGATTTGTCTTTTTGATAAATTTATTCCAGCATACTGTCTAATAGAAGCATCTGATAATTCATCTACACCCTCTGCTGTTAAGTATCTTTTTTTATTAACATCTAATGTTTTAATAGATCTTAGCAAATCCCATTTGCCGTCATCTACTCCATAAAGTTTTAAAAGATTTCTTTGTCTAACTTTTAAATTAGCAAAACTTGTATCTGCCAATCTTCCATATTCACGAGACAAACCAACTGTCATTCCTGATTTTAAACTTGAAACCCATCTATTTAAACCACTCCATTCAAAGAATTTATTTTGCACTTTACCCATAGATCCCCACGTATCATTACCAATTCCATATTTATTGGTTGCAAAAATATCTCCTATAATAGTATTGCTTATAATTTGTAAATCTTCCATTGCTTCTTTATCTTGTCTTTTAAATAAAGCGTTCATAGCTTCACCCAATCCGTTTAAATAACCCCTTCCTTGAAAATTAGTAGCAGCCATATATTGACCTAGGTCTCCAATAGAAGTTACTGCTACAAAACCAAGTTTACCCATACTTTGGAATCCTCTTATACTCATTCCAACTTTTGCTATTATATTATTTCCAACGCTATTAATGCTACCATCAATTTCTTTAAATTCATTTTCAAAATTTTTAAATTTTAATTTTTCAGTTAATTTTAAATTTGTATTTTTATATTTTTTTCTTAATAAAGATAAAACTTTTTCAAAAGTTGCTTGAGGATTTGTCCCAAGATCTTGCATTAATGGTATGTTTCTTGCGTAGTTACTTAAAACTCCAAATATACTGTCTCTTAAAGAAGGTTCTCCAAACATTACATCATAATCATTTCTAGCGGTTGCATCTTTAAAATGCAAAACTCTTGAAGCGTTTAAACTATTAGATACATTTCTTGTTCCGTATATACTATTAGTTCCACCGTGTTTTAAATGATCACCAGTCATTATACTATTATAAATGTTATCTAATATTTGATTTACCTTTTCTATATCTTGTACTCCTGAGAAAGTCCTTTCTAAGTCTAATTTTTCTCTAGTATATTCCCTCCAAGCAACCCTGTTGTCTGCAACAATTTTTGTATTTTTACTAGCATTACCCATTCTATCTGTATTATGAACAGTTCTAGTAATCCAATCATCTAATTTTGGGATATTAGCTCCTAGATCATTTAATCTTTTTCTCCAATTTTCCTGAGTTTCCTTTAGAACTTTTGCAATTTTTTTAGCATTGGGTACTCCAGAATCAATACCATTCATTTCATTTTTAATTTCATTGTTCATTTTATTAGATGAAAAATCTTGCCAAGCATCTTTGTTAATTTTATTAATTGCTGCGTATAATCTTGTTTTTTCCAATGCTTCTATAGTGGCTTGTTTTGCACCAATAGAGTTTCTAGCAATATTAGAAAAATCCTGAATACCAACCAGTAAAGCCATCACTCCCTTGTAAGCATCAATTTTACCCTCAGACAAATTTACAGCATCAATAATTTTTTGATATTGATCCAGAGCTTTCATGTTATTTTCAGCAAGATTTCTTTTTGCTAAAGCATTTTCATAAATAAAATTATCAAATATCTCTAGTTCTAATAATTTTTTAGTTTTAATTTCTAACTTATTAAACTTATCTTCATTAATTTTTATTTTAATTTCATCTAAAAATTGATTAATTTTATCATCAGAAAGAGAGTCTCCACTCAATCTTTTCATTTCGTTAAAACAGTTACTAAAAGTTTTTATTCCAACTGGTTTAACCATTATACAGACCTCTTAACACAACTAACTCCACCTTTAATACTTTCTTTAATAGATTCTTTGTTTTTGAAAAAATCATCAATTTCTTTTATCTTCTCATTTTCTTGCAATATTTCTACAACCAAATCGTCATCATTAATACCTAGTTGTTTTTTTTGAAGTTTATTTCTTTGATTTGTAGTTTCTGCTTCCAGCATCATTTCAGACGAATTTTTTTCAACATACTCTATAGTTTCTTCTGAAATAATACCTTCTTTATTATTAATATCAACATTAGATTTTTCCTGTTCTATTGTCTGATTAATTTTTTCTTTCTTAACTTCAAATAATTCTCTTCCTCGTTTTTGCAAATGTCTTATATTTTCTAGGTAAATTTTTGCTGAACTCATATCTTTATTATCAACAGATTTTTGGTATAGAGATTTAAACTCATTAATTTGATCATCTATCTGATTTAATTGTTCATCTCCTGTTCTTGTTTTAGTAGCTATTAGATTCCCCGTATCTACTTTTTCTCCTAAAAGAACTTTACCAACAGTATAATCTAATAGTACTTTTTGATTTTCTGGAGAGATAGCAGCAAGTCTTTGATAGATATTTGGCTTACCTCTTTTTTCTGCAATATAATCCCCCATTTTTCCAAAACCAACATGAAAAGCAGATCCTATAACACCACCAGCTGCAATGTTGAAAAAAGCGTCATACTGATCGTAGTCGGACTGTTCTGATCTTGCCACTCCATAAACAATAGGTTCAACAGCGGCATTTCCAACTAAGCCTTCATAAAAACCTTTTTTTAATCTTGCTATATTTTTTCCAGATTTGGCAACCATATTTACAAATCTTGCTTGACCAACAACTGGAATAAAAGCAGACCCAATATTAATAGGATCTACAAAGTTAGTAGCTAAATTTGCTAATAAAAAAGTTCCATAAGTTTTTTGTGGTCCACGAGCAATAATGTCTGCTCTTTGTCTTTCTATTTGTTTTCTTTGAACTAAGTAATGAACAAGACCTTCTCTAGTATCTTTTTCAAAATGCAATCCTAAACTAGAGTATTCTTTATTTAGTTCATCTTTGTTTAAATAAACATTACTGTCCTCATAGGCTTTATTTTGATCCTCTAGTCTAAATAAAGAAGCAGTTGGGTTATAGTCCCAGGCATTGGAAATATTAGCTCCTTGAGCTTCCCAATATCCAGTTTTTAAATTTCCTAAAGTAGATCCTATTTCTTCTTCAGATTTTTCTAATGTTCCAAGACCTATATTTATCATTGTCCAACATAAGTTTCACCAAATTGACTACTGTCTAAAGTATATTGATCAAGTGATGGAAGTTGTCTACCTGTACCAGGTTCAAAACTATCTGTGCTTTTAATATTAGTATCTTGATTAGGTTGGTCAGTAAAGAAAAATTCTATTTTTTGACCCTTTGCATTTATAATGGGAACTAAACCTATTGCTAAATCAACATACAAAACAATTCCCGTTGAGTTGCTATTCAATAACCATTTAGAATGTTTCTTCATAGAGTTTGTTAATTTATCTTTTATATAAGCATTAAACACTTCTGGAGTAGAAATTTTAACTTCATCTGGAAGTGATGCTAATGCAGCAGGAGTTCTTGCATAATGTTCAAACCCCCCATCTGCAAAAAATCTTTCTAAGTAATCAGTTTTTTCAACTGCCAACTTTATTTGATCCGCTTTGTCTTTGACTGCTTGGATTGCAACTGGAATCTTATTGACATCCTTTGGTATAAAATAAGTTTCTTGAGACAAATCGTAATCTGATAAAAATTGATCTGTTACAGTAGTTGCTGCTGAGGTATACTTTTCTCCTTGATTTACCCTGTCTAAGGTAGCTTTATATAAAGTATCTCTTATGCCTAATATGTAATTTTCTTTTCCAACAGAACCCTCTGGTTGAGAATTTATAATTTCTTCAAAACTAGTTATTTTTTTAGAAACTTCATTTTGAACTGTTTCTTTAGATGTAGATCCTAATTTAGGCTGTACTATTTTTTCTAAATCTTTTATTTTAGCAGAAGATAAAATAGATCCACTTAAAGGAAGACTATTAGTAGCCATTGCTACTTGAACGTAAATTGGTAATTTTTCAGAAGATAGCTGATTAAAAACAATTTGAGCATTTTCCGCTCCATACATTTGAATAATACTATCTAAAGTTCCTTTTTGTTCTTTCCATGATTTAGTTTGATCCATAATAGAAGAAACTGTTTTTACTGCATTTTCTTTAGTCATTAATCTAACATTAGATGAATGAACACCCATTTCTCTTTGAGCTTCTTTCATGGTATTAACATACATCCTACCTTTTTCTTGTTGTAATATTGAGTTTTGCTCTGTTACAAAACTATTAAATTTTTCTTGAACAAGAGGATCATAACTTAAAATTAATTTAGCAGGATCGTCTTTAAATAATTTTTCCTTAGCGGTCTTTGCTTGAAATAGTTTTTGTTTTAATTGTATATCTGTTTTTTCAGATCCTTTTCTAATTTCAAATTTACTAATTATTAAATCTTCTTCTCCTTTTTTGGATCTAAAAATTTCATTAACAAATGAAGATGTTATTTTTAAACCTGATTGTTTTTCTTTGAAATCTTGGTAATAATTTTTTCCCAAAACAACGTTTATTGATTCTTCATCAATGTCTATAATTTTACCAATTTCTAATGCTGCTAAATAATTAGACGCATTATCTCTAACTTCAGGAGCTGCCAATGCTGTAGCTTCTTGTCGTAAAGAATTTAAAGTTTTGTTATCTAAATTTATAAACTTATTTTTATCCCCTAGCATTTTTAATGCCTCTATTGGATTTTTGCCAATTTCATGTTTAGCAGTAAAGTAATCTATTTTTCTAGGAATTAATGCAATATTTTTTAACCTACTATCTTCATCTTGGACTAGATCATCGTTTTCAAGTTTAACAAGAGAATTGTACATAACTTCTTTTGCCAGTAAATTATCTGCAAATAAATATTCTCTAAGCAACCTATCTGATTTAATTTGTTTTTGATTGTCGCTATTTTGAACAATGTTTTTAAAAACAGCATTATCTACTTTATAAATTTGCTTTTGTTCTTCTGCTAAATAATTGTTTTCAAATATATTTTTTACAGAAGAGCTACTTGCTTTACTAGAATAAATTGATTTAATTCTATCGCTTTCTGATTTAAAATATAAATTGGCTTGTCCTTTATTTATAAGTTTAGACGCTTCTTGTGCGGCTGTATTTAACTCTAAAATAGATTCATTTTCTAAAGTTAATGCTTCTGTCTTATCTTGAATTATTTTTTCTTTTACAGCAAAATCTGTAATAGCTTTAGTTAATGGTTCTAAAGCAGTTCCAATATTTTGATTTAAAGGTATTTGAAGATTAGATTTTACTCCAGCAACTTCTGCAGTAGGTCTGGCTTGTGTTGTGAAGGTAGGTATTTTAGGCATAATTAAAATGTTCCATATTTAGCTGGGTAAGCCATATTAAGTTGAGATGTAGTTTATTCATTTCATGTTCATTAAGCTAGTTCCTGTTCGTGCTATAGTATTTATTTGTGCCATTTTAGCTTGTTGTCTAGCAACCTGTCCTTGTATTCTGGCAAAGTTTGCTTCTTCCATTTTTTTACCAACTGCAACTTTTGAATTGTAATCCATAACACTTTTTTGAATTTCCGCTTGTTCGGCATTATACCTTAATATTCTTAGACCAGTACCTTCTAATGTTACGCCAGATTTTAATGTTGCTACTTTAGTTTGTCCTGTTAATTGTTGAAACTGTTGGTCAAATTGACCAATATCAAACTCTAATTGTTTTTCTATTTGAGCCGCTTCCTGTTCTGCAATTTGAGCATTTCTATTTTGGATGGATTGATTATATTTACCAATAGCACCCTGCTGTTGGTACTGTAATGCACCTATTCCAGCTACTGCTACCCAACTCATTAGAACAACCTCGCATATCTATAATGGTCTGAACCATCAAATCCGTATTTCTTCATTAATCCTTCTTCTTCCAATCCTAACCATTTAGCAAATTTCAAACCCATGGTAAACTCTGCTCTTACTGCAGTCTGTACCCTGTGGATATTGTTTTCTTTTGCCAATCTTGCAAAGTTCTTTTTAATAGCTCTAGCAATAACTAAAGGATGTTGCCAAACTTTACTACTTGCTAAAACCCAACCCTCTGCAACACCATCCCAAATAATTTTCATTCCAGCACTTGCTACAGGTTCTTCATTAATTAAACAGGTGTATGCCAATCCTTGTTCCTCTAGTTCCATTGCTTCTCCATCAAATTTTGCGTCTATATCCATCAGAACATGGTTCATCTGATTGGCTAAAATGATCTTACCATGTTTTGATATATAAGGAACTATTTCTAAAATATTTTTAATCATTGGTTTGTAAATCTGGGTATATTGATAAAACAGTTAAAGGTAAAGGTTGAGATTGTCTAACAAAGATAAATCCATCATAGTCATAGTTACCCCTAAACTCTACTGTCTTATCTCCTGTAAAGGTAGGAATACCTTGATCCATTACATCTGATGATGTACGAAAAGGT